TCCGATCAAGCGGGTGAAAAAGAAGCAAACGTATCACTTCAAATTACCGCTATGGAACTGGGCTCAGTGCAAGAGGAGCAAACCAGCGCGAGCATTGCAAGTGCGCTCTACGGCTCTTAAGTTTCCATACGTTAGCTAATCGCTTGTAGATTCCCTTACATGCAACCTGACCCATTCGACAACTTACGGCAGCAAGAAGACGCTGCCGAAAAAGCTAAAGATCGTGCAAAGCAAAAAGCGCATGCCGAACTCGAAGACATTAAGTGGCTGATGGGTGTTAAACGAGGTCGCCGTGTTGTGTACGGAATTTTAGAAAGAGCGGGCGTATGGCGATTGTCGTTTCATACGAACGCGTTGCAAATGGCTTTTAACGAGGGGTGTCGTAATGAAGGCTTGGCGCTGTTATCCAAACTTCAATTGCATTGCCCCGAACTTCAATCATTGATGCTCAAGGAAAGTAAAGATGAGTGATTCANCACCAATTACGCAGGCAACCGCAAACACACCAATTAGCGGGGATGCGCAACCGGCTGCAAGCGTGGCACCAGCGGCAACATCAGCTCCGGCTTCGGCCCCAGCGGGTGATGCTNCTACCGCCGCGCCTGCAACCACTTCGCAGCAGGCAACTGAAGGNCAACCCGCAGCAACACCAGCTGCGGCCAACACTGAAGGCGACANGGGCACTAAGGGCGATCAGCCTTCTAGCGCACCGGAAAAGTACGAGTTCAAAGCTCCTGAAGGCACATCGTTAGATGAAGCCGTCATTGCTGAATACTCCACCGTTGCCAAAGAGTTGGGCTTGTCACAAGAAGCCGCGCAGAAGGTAATCGATAAGCTGGCCCCGAAATTGGCCGAGCGCACCGCTGCCGCACAAGTGGAAGCCTTTAACGCATTTAAGGATGGGCTAGAAGCCCAAACTCGTGCCGATAAGGAACTAGGCGGTGACAAGCTTAACGAGAACCTTGCGGTAGCCAAAAAGGCCTTAAACGCTTTTGGCACGCCGGAGTTGCGCAAGCTGTTAGACGATACCGGCTTAGCTAATCACCCTGAGGTGATTCGCGTGCTTTTCAAAGCCGGTAAATCCATCAGCGAGGATCGTTTCGTACCAGGCGGCACACAACCTACTAAAGGTGAACGTGACGCTGCGAGCGCCCTCTATCCGAAACAAAAAACTGCTTAAAGGAATTAAAAAATGACAACCTTAGGAACCAATGCTTTAACGCTAGCGGATTGGGCTAAACGCTTAGATCCGGATGGCAAAGTGCCAACTGTAGCTGAGTTGCTTTCTCAATCAAATGAAATCCTCGAAGATGCTGTGTTTACTGAAGGCAATTTGCCAACAGGCCACCGCGTCACAATCCGTACTGGTTTGCCACAAGTTTACTGGCGCTCAATCAACCAAGGTGTGCCATCTAGCAAGTCGGCAACTGCTCAGGTTGATGAATCCGTTGGTATGCTCGAAGCTTACTGCCGCGTTGACCAAGACTTAGCTGAACTGAACGGCAACACTAGCCAATTCCGCTTGTCTGAAGATACTGCTTTCTTGGAAGCAATGAATCAAACTCAAGCCGGTACTATGTTCTACGGCAACCCTTCAACAGATCCACGTCAATACTTGGGCTTAGCTCCACGTTTTAGCGCAATCTCTGGTGCAGGTAACGCTCAGAACATCATCAATGCTGGTGGCGCGTCTACTAACAACACTTCTATTTGGTTGGTTGTTTGGGGTGAGAATACTGTGTTCTGCACATTCCCTAAAGGCTCCAAAGCTGGTTTGACACACGAAGATATGGGCGTATTGACTGTTTATGACAGCAACAACAACCCATACCAAGCGTATCAAACTCACTACCAGTGGAAAAATGGCTTGGTAGTAAAAGACTGGCGCTATGTTGTTCGTATCGCCAACATCAATACTGCCAACTTGGTAGCCAACACTTCGGCTGCTGACTTGATCGCGTTGATGAGCCGTGCACTTGACCGTATTCCTAACTTCGGAATGGGCCGTGCAGCGTTCTACATGAACCGCACTGTGTACTCAATCCTACGCTTACAAGCTTTGAACAAGAGCAACTANGCGTTGTCCGTTGAGAAAGGCCTCAATCAGTTCGGTACAGCAGCAAGCTGGCTCAACTTTGAGGGTGTCCCATTGCGTCGTGTNGATCAGCTTCTGAACACTGAAGCCACGATTTCTTAATCGACTTAAATTTAGGAGAATTACTATGATTTTAGATGCACTCTTAACCTTAGCGGGTTCTATCGTTGGTAATACCGTTACTCCTCAAACAGTAACGGGTACAAATACCAACGTGCTCTCAACCAACGTGATTGACTTGTCCACTGGTGGTATTCCATCTGGCCAAGTACGTGATATTGGTGAAGGCTCTGATATTCCAGCATTGCGCGTTGAAGTAATGACCGCATTTGCGGGCGCTACTAGCGTGGAATTCCAAGCTATCCAGCACGACGATACAGCCCAATCTACCAACGTTACTGTTGTCGGCTCTACTGGCGCCATTCCTGTCGCTTCATTAGTAGCTGGCGCACGTTTTGTTGCTGAAATCAACCCACGTATTGCAAGCAAAGGCCAACGCTATTTAAGCGGCCGTTTTGTAATCGTCGGCGCTGGCTCTGCCGGTGCGATTTTTGCAGACATCGGCGTTGAAATCCAAGATGGTCAGAAGTTCTTGCCATCCGGCTTTGCAGTTCTTTAATAGGAGTTAAAACATGGCTAAGTACCGCGTAAAAACAAAATCATTCCTCGGNAATTCTGTAGTTGAAGAGGGCGCTGTTATNGATTTTGACGGCATCCCTGGCGACAACTTGGAAGCGATCGATGAACCAGCTAAGGAAGCCGAACAAGCGGCAGAGGGTATTGATGCAGTGTCCTTGGAGCGGCAACAAGCTGCTGCAAAGGGCGTAGCGGATCTTCCCCCTGTTGAACCGGATGCCCCACTGGTTTAACGCGGTACCCATTGTTGTAGGTAACGGGGGACTTCGCGCCCCCGTTTTTTCTAGGAGTTTGTAATGAGCGCTGATGTTGATATTTGTAATTTAGCCTTAGCCCATTTGGGTGATGCGGCTATTGTTCAGAATATTAGCCCCCCTGATGGCAGTGCTCAATCTTCTCACTGTGCGCGTTTTTACCCTGCAGCACGTGACGCACTTTTAGAGTTACACGCCTGGGCGTTTTCTACAAGGCGCGTAGCGTTAGCTTTAGTGGCTAATCCCACAATCACTTCCCAAAATGCCGATGGCCTTTGGAAATATGCCTATGCCGAACCCGCCGATTTAGTGAACTATTTAGCGGTTTTAGATCCCGCAGCCGGAGATGATTACAGCGTGGGTATCCCCGCGCCCAACACTTACGGCTTTGGCGGTGGCCTGGTAGGTAAGTACACACCGCAACAATACGAAACAGAAACCGACATTAACGGAAACGTCATTATTTTGACAAATGTGCAAAACGCTATTTTGCGTTACACCGTGGCGATTACTGACACCACCAAGTTTTCTTCTCTCTTTACCTTAGCGCTCTCACACCTATTGGCCAGTATGTTGGCAGGCCCTTTATTAAAAGGGGATTCAGGACGAGCAGCCGCAAAGGATCAAACGATTTTATTTAATAACGTGATGGGACAAGCGCGTAGTTCAGACGCAAACCAACGCAACATTAAACCAACGCAGGGCGCTCCTTGGATGGCGAATAGAGGATGAGTATTCGGTTACTTGAGCACTCGTTCTCTGCTGGAGAGCTTACTCCTGAACTCTTCGGTCGGGTGGATCTAGCTAAGCGTCAAGAAGGTTTAGCTCTTTGTCGCAATTTTATTACGCTCCCCCACGGCCCTGCAGTTAATCGTCCAGGCACTGAGTACATTCGTGCTGTTAAAAACTCAGCTAATCCTACTCGGTTAATTTCTTTTTCATACTCCAATACTCAAACCTTTGCCATTGAATTGGGGGCAGGGTATTTTCGCTTTCACACTAATGGCGCAACGCTTTTAGATCCAGGTACCGGATTACCTTATGAAGTAGNCAACTCTTACGCCGCTGCTGATCTGTTTGATATTCACTATATCCAATCAGCCGATGTAATGACCTTGGTACACCCTANNTACCCACCTCAAGAGCTCAAACGCTACGGCGCAACAAATTGGATACTCAGTACTCCAGTATTTACGCCACCTGCAAACCCTATTACTGGTTTAACCGCCACGGCCACAGGCACCGGCGGTACACCAGTAACTCAAAGCTATGTTGTCACCACAGTATTGGCCACTAATTTACAAGAATCCGTAGCTTCGAGCGCGGCAACTTGCAGCAATGATTTAACCGTGGCGAACCACACCAATACAATTACTTGGACAGATCCTAGCACTGCGGGTACNAATGTTCGGTACTACATTTACAAACTTATCAACGGTCTGTACGGGTATATTGGCCAATCGGCTAGTGGTAGCTTTATTGATACTTACATCACTCCTGACGTATCTAAAACACCTCCAATCCCTGATGCTAATGCCGCTTTNAATAGCGCGGGCAACTACCCCGCTGCGGTAAGTTACTTTCAACAACGCAGGCTCTTTGCTGGAACCGGCAACGGGCCACAAAACCTTTGGGCTACACGTAGCGGTACTGAATCCGATATGAGTTACACGCTTCCCGTGCGTGATGACAATAGGGTATCGCTTCGTATTGCCGCTCGTGAAGCTAGTGCGATTCGCCATATTGTCCCTTCGGCTCAAATGCTTCTCTTTACGGCAAGCTGTGAATGGTTGGTAGCTGCACCAGGCAATCAAGTACTAACGCCCTCTAACGTGAGTGTTACGCCGCAGTCGTATATCGGCGCTAATAACGTTACGCCTCAGGTAGTCAACAATTTAATTTTATACGCTGCCGCCAGGGGAGGCCACATTCGAGAAGTGTCTTATAGCTGGCAAGTAAGTGGCTATACCTCAAGCGATATTTGCTTAATGGCTCCGCACCTTTTCGACTACAACACGATTTTAGATATGGCTTACTCACGTGGGCCAGTACCAATTTTGTGGGCAATCTCTTCAAGCGGATCATTGCTTGGCATGACGTATGTGCCTGAGCAACAATTAGCCGCATGGCATCACCACGATACGGCTGCAAGCGGCGTATTCGAGTCCTGTTGCGTTGTTACTGAGAACAATGAGGATATGC